AGTCTGCCTGCATGGTATGTGCTAGACCATACATAACATCTGTAATCAGTCATGAGTTCGGTTTTGGTTTCATTGTTGTAACGACGACACTACCGCAGCGCCTCCGGATCTTTTAACGACATACCAGGTCGGATGGAAGATCTACAGAGCGATCTTGATGTTGTCGAGGAAATCAGCTATCTTAGCTGGAAAACGGGGTTCCCCAAAACATTCAACAAGTTCGAATCCGTATTCTGTATATGTCACCCCATAAATTGTCATGTCAGGGCGACTGACCTCCAAGATTTTTGAATACTTGATGGCCTGTTCTTTAACTTTTTGGGCATAGCAACCGCCTCTGCCTACAACACGTTTACATTCAATAACGAGGAATACACCCTCATACATATAAAGGAGATCTCCACAGCCGATATTAGAATCGATCACATGGTATTCTTCCTTGAACGGTTTACCGAGTACTTCCTTAACTCGGTTACATAAAATAGTCTCATCGCTGACAGCCGAAGTTGCATGGCTGTTTTGTGACTCAACTAACTCGACAACGGTTGGGATGGAAAAATCTTCATCGAGATATTCTTCGATTGCCCTTTTTGTTAGGACGAGTTTTTCCTCCCGAAATGGATCCGGCGAGCGATTATTTTTCATACACTTGTAAAAAGTGTGGAGCTGTTTCAAATTTCTTTTAGAGATATATTTGAGAGCCCATTTTTCGGGATCGAATGACTTCTTTCCCATTTGAGGAACGTACTTGTGTTTCCACTGTTCCGCTCTGTCATCAAAATCATCGTCCAAGGTACGGCAAAACAAATGGGCTTTTTCAGCTACGATCTTCATTTGTTCCCGTCTTTTCTCGAAAACTTCACGTCCGTGGAAAAACCACTCGCGCAAAGCTCCATCAACATTTTGGCCACATACCTCAAGAGGTGTGGCTTCCTTAGACTCAAGAATAGAATGCAACGACTTAAAAATAGAAGATTCATCGAGCACTCCAACAAACATACCCAAATCCTCATCATACCTATCTTTCCGCTTCAAAAAATCAGCGTCATATCTAGACATGAAAGGAACGGGATCCGACTCTTTGTCAGGCATGGTAAAAACCATATCATTAGCCTTTAATGTATTGGCCATAGAAACATGGTTGAACTTGTCATATCCCTGTCGAACAGACCCTTTAGCATCATCGCCGTAGGTCATAAGGGTAACCAAGTCTCTGAAACGCGCAGTGCGTCCCAAAGAAAGTTCTTTACCAATTGTCTTTAACTCCTTTTGCGAATAAACATCATAGAAACAAATCCTATGCAGGAGGGAATTGACGATACTGTTAATATAAACAGTCATATTTTGCCCTGATGGGTTGGTTCCAAGGAAGCGAATAAGCGTTCCATTGTAAGCCACCAAAGGCGTACACACTTCGTGCGTAATAACAGCCATCCTCTTAAGGTCAGAAGATGTGTAATTGCCAGACCAAGACGCGATCTTCATCATAATAGAGAAGGCCGAAATAGTCAACTGAGCTGGCATGCGAAGATCATACTTTGAGTAGTCCCCCGCGATGACCCGATCATCTCCAAACTTTGCCATAAACCTTGACAATTCATCCCACTCGGGTCCGTGAGAATTTACTCCAACTGCTGTTTCTGACACAAGTGGATATAGTGAAATGAAACGTGCTACTGGTAAAAAGTACTTCCTAATAGCATATTGAAGTGCAAGGGGTGCAGCTTGGAATACACGCACCTTGTCTT